GAGGCTCTTGCGAATGCTTCTTGTGCATGTGTTTCATTCTCCCAAAAATATCTATCTTTTAATGTGTCTAAACTAAACTTGTCAAATGTTTTTTCTTTATCGTAGTTTATTTCAATTCCTAAGTAAGGCTTAGTTCCTATTTTGTCTTCAATCATTTTCTATGTCCTGTAAATGTAAAGCCATTATAGCATAGTGTATAATCTTTAGCAAGTCTTTTTCATTGTAGCCTTCTTTTTTACCGTACCGCATAGCATACTTTATAATATTACCCATGCAAAAACCCTCACCATGTCCATTATCAAATATAATATCAGTTGCTTGGTACTCACCATAAGCATAGTGTTGGTCATAAGTGCTATCAACATATCTTTTTATTTGTTTTAATGTTTGACCTTCATTAAATTTATAATTCATCTTCTCTCCAGTTGTCAGGTAAAGTATCTTCACTATACCATGTAAAATTATTTGTCTCTGCCCACTCAGCATGACTTCTTTTAGTTCCATTCTTTCTTCTTTTTGCCTGTGGCATAGGTGCAAAAGGACTCAAGAATAAAAACACTAACTCTTGGTTAGGCTTCAAAGCTTTCCTTACCCAAATATATTTATTGTATTCTTGGTAGTCCCAAAATCTTCCCTTTGCTTCAAGCAAATATTCTTTACCGTTTATTTTTTTAACAAAGTCAGGCTCATATTTATGCTCAACTATGTAAGGCACTTTGTTTGTATGATGCTCCCACTTCTGTAAAATAGTAGTGTGTAAGGTGTGCTCCCACTTAGAGTCATATCCTTTAGGCACATCCTTTTCTTTAGGACGAACCTTTCTAGGCTTTCTAAACCCAACCACTAGCTAACGTCCGAGTAAGTAATATCTTTAAGCTCTTTGTTTACAGCTACCTTCTTAATCAACTTAGCAAACCAACGAGGTGTGTAGGCTGAAATCATTAGCTTTCTATTTGCATAGAAGTGAGACTCTTCAGGTAAGTATTGTTTGAAGTTAGTTACAGATACTTTCTTTTGTTCTTCATCTGTAAGCATAGACTTCAACCAAGTTACTACAAACTGCTCTGATAATTTTCTTATTTGTTTTGATTTCTTTCCACTCATATTAGTATTTCCTCAACCTTTGGTTCTTTAACAACCTTTGTAAAATATACAGGACCTTTAGCATAGCTATACGCTTTTAACCCCTGCCCATCGTTAGCCCCTTTATGGCATTCTATTTTGTGAGGACACCAGCCACATCCTTTAGCTAGTTTCATGTTACCTGATAGTCCTTCGGCTACATCTTCATAACAAAAATCAGGTGGAGTGTCTGCCACTATTGATTTTTTTACGTTCTTTATTCTAGAAACTATGTTAGGTTTCTCCATGTCATCAGGTATGTAAGTGCAAAGCTCTCCTGTTTCTTTATTCATAACCAAGAAGCCACCCTCACTCGTTCCTTCTGCTTCCTCATACCCAGCTAACTGAGCAAGGTATCCGAATGGGTCGTCTTCACCTAGAGTTCCATCTCTAAATTTCTTAAAGGCATAACCCGAAGCTGTTTTAACATCAACAACCTGTCCGTTAATCTTACAATCCATATGTCCCTTGATTCCGTTGACTGTAATTTCTTTTTGCATAGAGGTTATGTTGTGTCCAGATAATTTAACAAAGAACAAAACCAACACCTCAAGTAAATGTCCGTACAAGAATTTAATCTGTGTGTTAGGTGTTAGTTTTTCTGTTGAGTCCGACTTATTATGTGCATCAAACCACAGTCTTCTTTCAGGCTTACCTATGTTAGACATCCTAAGAGTTTCCTTAGAGCTTCTGTCTTGTGGAGTAGCCCAGTGTCTAAGAGCATCAGACATCTCTTTACCAAACTGTTCGTATGTTTCTTCTGAAATATCTAATTCGTTTCCTTCCGTTAAGGAATCTAATACTGCATAGATATCAGGGACTACATCACTTAATTTCTTTTCTTTCATCTTCTGTCTCCTTAAATGCTTTAATTATGTCTGTTGAAAATAGCTTTTGTAAGTTTACCAAAAACATTTTACTTGCGTTACTGTCTCCACCCGACACAGTTTTAAATGTATCTAGTTTATCCACGATTGTTTTGAGAACATCTGTTTTAAAAACAAGAGTACAGAATTCATTGTCACCGACACATAGGTTATGAAACCAGTAGTCAGATTCAGTTGCCCTGATACCTGAAGGTTTACCATAGGACTCATACTCTATACATATGTTTCCCGTCTTCTGCCATAAATCTTTTTCAGATTTAACTTCTATCTTTTTATTGGTCATCATGTCTGCTATTTTATCTTCTCTTATTGTACCATAAGCTAAGTCAATGTCAAACTTTTTTCTGTCTTCTTTTATCGGTTTCATTTAGGGTGCTCCACGAATTTTAATTCTCTTGTACGAGGGTTGAATCCTAATAACTGAACCCCCATTTTTATTTGTTTCGGTGTCCTTAAACTTGAAGGTGTTAAGTTTTTACCTGTGTTCCAGTCTGCTTCTCTGTTACCTCTTGCATATAAAGTTTTTACATCTATTAAAGTTGTCTTGTTATCTTTAACAGCAATCAAATCAACCGGTCCTGAACAACCTGCGTTTTGAAATACCTCATATCCTTTATCCCACAACCATGTCACGGCATAATATTCTGCGAAGTCTCCTTTCCTACTTGCGTTATTAATGGGTTTCATACCAACTGTCTCCTATTTTATATTCACCTGTTAAAGGACACCTCATCTTATAGTGGTCTCCTGCTTTTTCTAATGCCTCTACTCCAAGCCTACCTACAAAGTCTGCCTGTGTTTCTATCACCTGTATCTGCCACTCATCATGTATGTTAGCTACAAACTTTGCATCTAAGTTGTTAAGCCTTATGTTATCCTCTAGAATAACTAAAGCTTTCTTCATGGCTATCGCACCACCACCCTGTAATAAAGTATTAAGGGCTGCATGTTTGTGCCTTAAAAGAATCTTACGTCCGTCTAACCCCTTGAGATATCCCTTTTCCGCAGCTCTGTCAACTCGTTCCTTAAGAGTTCTAAGTGTTGGTAGACCAGTAAGAAACCGTTCTCGCAATCGCTTACCGTCTGCTCTATTTCCCTTAATGATGCTTCCAATTTTTTCATCTCCTGCCCCGTAAATGAGTGCATAGATGAAAGTTTTTGCCTCATCTCTTGATTTAAGTCCAGCAAACTGTTGGTTAGCTGTGTGAATGTCTCCGTTGATAATTTCATTTATGTAATCCTCGTCAGCCATATAGTGTGCCAACAATCTAAGTTCTAATCCACTTGCATCTATACCTACAAGCTTGTAACCTTTTGGTACAATCCAACATGACCTACATTCTTTACCATACGGACTGTAAACAGCTGGTACTTGTGCCATGTTTGGACCTCTGTGAGCCATACGACCCGTGATAGCACCAGTACAAATCACTGAGCCATGTACTCTACCATCATCTTTGACTGCATCTATCCACGAATGAACCTGTGCTAATCTTTTCTGATACAAAAGAAAGTTTGCTATAAGCTGTGCTTCTTTTATGTGAGTAATTTTCTTGAGTGTATTCTCATCTACGATAGCTTGACCAGTAGGTGTAAAGTTATTAGGCTTCCAACCTAACTCCTGTAACCTTTGTCCTATTTGTTTCCTAGAACCTAGGTTAAACTCTTGGAGAGTCCTCCTCATGAAAGGTTTTCTTTCAAGCTTACCCTCTATTATATCAGAGTACTCCTGTACTGTCAATCCTTTTTTGGAAAGCTTACCATCTTTTTTTAGTTTAGGTTTAATCATTTTGTCATCAACCCATATAGGCTTAAATGTTTCATGCACTTTGTTCTCTGTTTCCTGTAGCTTAAAGCTAAGTTCGGACGCTAAGAACATTGCTTCCTCATCATTAAATAAGAACCCGTTTCTCTTTTGTTGTTCAAGTATATGTGTAACTTTGTGTTCTAACTTTATACATTCTTTTGAAAATCCTAAAGATTCTTTTTTCAAATAATTAAATAATCTATAATTTATATCTACATCTCTTTCACAATAGGATAACATCTCCTTTGTAAAGGTAGACCACTCAGGGGAATCTTTCTTAGGTAGTCCTAGTTTTGGACCCCACTTACCTATGCTGTGTCCACCCTCTCTTGTAGGGTTTAGTAGCCTAGATAAAACAAGTGTGTCTATAATTTTATCTGATTGATATAAGTCTATACCAGTAAGTTTCTTGATTACAGGTATGTCATACCCTAAGATGTTATGTCCTATAAGCCTGTCTGCTTTCTGTAAGAACTTGATGCCTTCCTGTAAGGTGTCTTCGTAGAAGTGATGAAACTTACCGTGCTCATCTTGTGCTACGAGACACCATATAACTGAAGGGTCTAGTCCGTCTGTCTCTATGTCAAATACTAACTGCATATGTTCTCCTTTAAAATGGTATGATGTCTTCGGCTTTAGAGTTTAAGATTTCTAAGTCCTCATACTCAGCAAGTCTACCTGTTTCTTTATCGTACACCAAGGAACAAGCCATACCTACATCTCCTGTATACCTTGACTTAAGGATACGAAGTCTTGTTGTTCTTGATTCTAAATCATCTTCTGATTGTTGGTTTCTTTCTAAAGCTATTACACAATCTGATAACTGAGCAATACTATTTGAGCCACGAAGATGTGATAGACTTACACTAACACCATTCTCATGCCCCTTGTTACCCTCGATTCTACGTAAGTGAGAGACAAGAATTATACCAGCACCTGTTTCTTCTACCATACTACGAAGTCTGTGCATGATATTGTCAATAGCTTTACGTTCATCACCATCAAGCATAGAACTAACAAGCATATGTAGATGGTCAACAACTACCCACTTACAATCACAACCAACAATAAGATATCTAAGCTTTGCAAAGATAGCATCAATGTCGTTAGCCCCGAAGTGAGCATGAATAAATACCCTGTCATTGCTGAATACTTTATCAAACATACTTGTTAGTTTAGCTTCACCATACTCGTCACGAACAGTATCAATAAATAGTTTATCGTTAGCTTCGATAGAAAGTATGCCGTCAACTGTACGTTTCCAGTCTTCTTCCAAGGCTATGATACCCACGTTGTCTTCTGTCTGATTGATAAGCCAATGCTCTATCTCTCTTGTGATACTAGACTTGCCTAAACCTGTGCCTCCTGTTAGGGTTACAAGCTCACCTGCTCTAAGACCTAAGAGCTTTTTGTTTAGTCCTTCCCAAGGATAGGATACACTTTGCTTACGCTCTCTGTTAAGGAAGTCTTTTTGTTTCTCTGATACCCTGATGATACCTGTTGGTGTATAGACTTGAGCATCCCACCAAGACCTTGTAAAGTCTTGATGCTTACCCTTGTTGAGCATCTCGTTAGGGTCTTTGTAGCCATTAGGAAGCGTAACAATCTTTGCTTTTCCGGGCTTGATAATACTCGCAACTTCTTGAGAAGCTTTTATACCTGCCTTGTCATTGTCAAAACAGATAACAACATTGTCAAAACTTTCTACATACTCTAGGCTTTCTTTAACATCTTTGACAGCTGAAGCTGCACCACGTTTGATAGAGACTACTGCCCACTTACTGCCTAGTAACTCGTACCCTGCCATAGCATCACACTCACCCTCTACAATCGTAAGATATTTACCACCTTCTTTAAATAAGTTCTGCCCAAACAACCCTGTGTCTTGTAAGCTACCCTCAAACTTAAAGTTTTTATCTCTTATGTATCTAATCTTTGTAGCACAATGCTCATTGTTTATATAGAAAGGATAGTGATGCTGAGCTAATTGACCAGACGAATCGTATACAACTTTAACTCCATACTTTTCTGCTGTTTCTTTACATATATTTCTGTCGGTTAGTTTAGCAAACACACCACCATGTGCATTGAGTTGCTTGATAGGTGTAGGTGTTGGTTGTTGTTGTATATATTTTTCCATTGATGTTACGTTTCCCTCATAGTTAGAATAGAATTTGTCACAGCTAAAACATTTTGCAGAGCCATCAGCGTTTACTGATACTGCATCTTTGCTACCACAGTCGTGACAAGGCACGTGGTATTTTATAAATTTACTTTGTTCTTTCATGTTTACCCTCTTGTAAAATAGAAAAGCCACCCTGTTTCGAGAGTGGCTTTAGTTGGAGATACGAAAAGTTAATTACGATTCTTCGGTAGAAGTATCCTCGTCAACTGTTTCTTCTTCAGACTCGACCACTGCTTCAGGAGTATCCTTCAAGAGGGTTTCAAGATTCCCCCTGTGAGTAGCACTAGCAAAGTTTAAAGCTTCTGTGATGACCTCAAGCTGAGAGACTTTACTAATTGTAACATTAGCATTGGTTCTTATGCCGTCATCTTTAATCTTAGTAACATCATAAGACATTACACCATCATCGTTTTTAATAGTAATAATCATACTAAAATTCCTCCCCGTCTCCGAACGGATTAAGTTCAGAACCATCTTGAGTTTTAAGTGCTACTAAATCAATAACCTGCATAGCTTGGAAGTCCAAACCTTTAAAGCTACCGTATTTATTATCAACTTCCCACTCGTTGTATTGAACTTTAACATGAGAACCATTACCGACTACGGAGTCGAGAGTGTTCTTCTCTTTATCAAAAAGTTTAGGTGCAGTTCTGACCATGCCATTTGCTCCATTTACTTTTCTCTTTACTGTTAACGCTCTACCTACAGATGTTTGACCACCATTCTCATCCTTAATGGATAAGTCTTTTACTTTAAAGCCTCTTGCTTCAAAGTTGTTAGCAACTTCATCATCTACTACCACATCCACTGTATACACAGGCTCAAACGTAGTGTTTGGTGTTGTTACCGAAGCCCAATAAGCTTTTCCTTCTAATACTGCCATATAATTTCTCCTTTGTTGGCTGTTTAACTGGGGCTATTATACCCTATCTTCTCATCAATGTCAAGCATTATTTTATCTAATGTATAACTACTTTCATCACAAAGTTTTACGAAAAAGAAATCCTTTTCGTTCCACCTTGTTTCGTATGCTATTTTATTTTTATATAATTCTTGACCGTGTTGATTAATCCATTCAACGAATAATCTATACTCGTCTTTTGTTAATTTTTTAAAACTTGTTTCGTTCATATTATTTCCATGCTGTGACTTCCATGTAAGGTGTTTCTTTGTGTCCTTCAGGTAAGAATTGTACCATATCTTTAACCATTTGTAAAGTTAAAGTTGAGGCTGTTGTTTCTCCTTCATCATCATGGCTTAACAATAAAGCCCTGCCCCCATAGTTACCACCATTACCCATACTAAAGAATCTTTGATTGTCTATAAGCAAACCTTCATCATCTAAGTACATGTCATCATCATTATTTAAACTAACTATATCAAAAGTTCTACATTCTATAAGGTCATAGATTTCTTTATAGTCTCCTGAGTATACTACTTCTTTTATTGTTTCATCAAACGGGTTTATTAATATTCCTTTCATATTTTCTCCTTAGTTATGTTGGTTATAAAAGATACTCTCAGCTATAAAGCCTAGTATCTCATCTCTATCATCATCAGCATGTAAGTTATACAGATAACTTATCTCATCTATTTCTTCTGTTAACAAAAGTTTAGCGTCATCTTCTAAGACCTGCTCATGTATTTGTTCTAGTGTTTGTTCTGTGTGTATGTTACTCATCATCATCCTCCTATATTAAACATTTAGGACAGCTTGGTTCTATTCCTAAAACTTTATTCATTGCAATTAACTTTACTAATTTTTCTAAATCTCCATCTTTCATAGACGATAATAA